ACAAAGAAGGTATAATACCACATATACAAGTGCATGATGAACTTGATATATCAGTTAAAGATTCTGCGCATGCAGAAAAAATAAAAAATATTATGGAAAAAGCAGTCAACCTTGAAGTACCCAACAAAGTAGACTATGAATCTGGACCAAATTGGGGTACAATAAAATGAGGTTAATTTATGGCTTACTTAAATGCAAATATTCCTGTACAATACGCACAAATAAGGAGAGAATATTTATATGACTTACAAAAACATCATGGAGAAGTTGAAGACTGTATTATCTTTGGTCTTAGCTGTATTTCAGGTCGCGCTATCTTATGGCATGCTATTATGGAAAATGGCGCAATCTTTTATCGTCTCCCAATTACGGCTTTTATTCAACGTGGTTATGAACCCAAGTCTGTTCCCTCCAAAAGACTTGATGAATTGGAGCTTTGGAATTCTTTTAGTTATTATCCTGCTGTTACTACTTATGATATTTTAAGTGGACAACACGGAAAATATATAGGTAAAGATAAAAAATGGCACGAAGGTAAGTATTTATTTACCGTTGACTTTGCACATCCAGAGAG